TCAATTATACTTGTACAATCTAAAGTGGTACTAGTTTGACCCGTAATATCATCTCCATTTCGTTGCCATTGATAAGATGCCACCGTAATATCATCCAAATCACCTTCATTAGTTCTAGCAGTTAATATATTATTATTACTTCCAGTGGCAAATTCAAGTGTTACTGTTGCATTATCTAATTGATAATCAATGATGGCCCACCACGTCTCAGCCTCTTGTTCATTATTATATTCGTCTTGGAATGTTACAATACATTTAAATTTGTTCAGGTACGTCCCATTGACTGGTCCCGACAGACCTTCTTCAATTATACTTGTACAACTTAAAGTATTATTAGTTTCACCATCAATATCTGCCCATCCTGGAATTTCCAGGCGTTGCCATTTATAAGATGCCACTGTAATATCCTCCAAATCATCTTCATTAGTTGTAACGGTTAATACATTATCTTCAGGAATCCAAGGCATTGTTGCTGTCACTGAATCTAATAGAACATTTCTGGGGGGGGCTATGTATATAATTTTTAGTTGTCCGTTTCCTGTTTTATAACCTTGTGTGTGCGTAGTTTCTTCACAAAGAGTTGGATGTGTATAACTGCTTCCACCACCACCACCTGCAAAAAGGAAAATCGAAGAATAATCACCACCACCACTACCACCGCCATAATAGCCACCTCCGCCTCCACCGCTATCACTACTTGCCCCATTTCCACCAACCCCTAAAGAACCATTAGCATATGAATAAATGGAATATGTTATAGGGGAGGAGTTAGGTACCCGAGAATATCCCCCTGCTCCTCCGTTCGCAGCACCACCACCCTCTCCGTATATAGGGTGATTTCCATCAAAGCTACCGGGCCAAAGTCTGCCTCCAGAGCCGTTTTGACCAACAGTTCCACCTCCATTTCCTCCTCCTGTTCCTCCCCCCCTCTGTTGTTCAGTGTATCTCTCTTTACCACAACCACCTCCACCACCAGCAACTAATACTCTATCTGTTAATTCAGTACCATCAATCCTAATATCTGTCGCACCACCACCTGCCCCTCCTAAACCCCCCGACCAACTTCCATCTCCTCCACCATTCCAACCACCAGGATATATAGAGTTTTGTGTACCTGTGTAATTCCTTGAACCACCAACATAAATATTTAAAACTTCTCCCCCTGTAACAGACATAATTGTTTCGACTCTTCCACCTTTTCCTTCCAACCCTGCACGAAAATTCGTTGCACCTGATGCCCCACAAGCATCTACCCAAATCTTTGTAACACCAGTAGGTACAGTCCATGTTTGTGCTGCACCAGTATATGAAAATTCTTCTGTAGTAGCACCATCAGCATCCCACACAGCAGCCCACGCAGCAGCAGCCGCAGCAGCAACAAGTGCAGCATGAGCAGCCTCCGCAGCAGCAGCCTCCTCAGCAGCCGCAGCCTCCGCAGCAGCAAGAGCAGCAGCAAGCTCCTCAGCTGAAACCGCAATTTCATGAGCAATATTGAGCGTCGCCTCCCAATCCGTCATTCCGTCATGGTCCCTAGAAACAGCATTTAAATTTTCATTTGTCTTATTTTTTTCATTGGACATTGTTATACTTTACTAAAATATTATATTTTTAATATAAAAAATTATATTTTAATAAAAATAAAACCCAAAAATAATAACTTATTATTATATATTAATGAATAAATTCTGGTTAAATCATCCAAACATATTACTAGATAGAGATTATATAACTGAAATTTTTCCAGACAAAAGTTTCAGTTTAGCACAAAAACTAAATGCTATTACACGTCTTATCATATTATTAACACTTTTAGGATATTTATTTACTCGATCTTTAAAAATACTTGCATCGGCAGCAGTTTCTTTAGTAGTTTTAGTTATTATTTTTAAAACAAAAAGTGAAAAAGAAGATTTTTCAAATTTAACAAAAAAAGATTTAGATTATTATAAAAAAAAACCTGAAAAAGAAGAAAATTATATTCAACAAAACTTTACAACGCCAACAAAAAAGAATCCGGTAATGAATATTTTAATGGATGAATATAAATATAATGTAGAACGACCACCTGCTGCACCTATTTATAATGACCAAATAAAAAAAGAAGTTAATGAAAATGCAAAAAATGAAAATTCTAGATTATACAGAAATTTAGGAGATAATATCATTTATGAAAACTCTATGCGAAACTTTCATACAATGCCTAATACAAAAATACCAAATGACCAAAAAGAATTTGCATTATTTTGCTATGGAAATATGCCATCATGCAAAGAAGGAGATAGTTTACAATGTACAAAAAATAATGCTAGCTTAAGAAACTAAATAGTTTATTGAATAAAAAAAATCTTAAGTTAAATATATATAATGTCTAGTATTTACAATTATACTTTCGATAATTTAACAAGCATAAATAACGATAGATGTGGTATTAGTGAAAAAGATACGCAAAACAAAAACTTTGCAAAATACAGCACACAAAGTTATTTTGAAAAAGATTGTGGTATGAGTAATCCTATAAATTTTGCTACAAGTCAGCCTAATATTAATTATACCGGTAGTCATGAAGTTGGTATTGGTGGATGTAACGTTGATACTAATTCAAAACTTAAAATTGGTACTATTCAAACTTCAACGAAATCAAGAATCAGTTTACAACAGCGTCCTTTCTTAACTGTACCTTTTTTAGGAAGAGGTCCATCCAAACCTGTCGAAGAATCTCAACTTCAGCAAGGAGGTTATTTAGGAAACAAAAAAAGTTGCAAAACTATTATGGAAAAATCATTACGCGATGAACGAATGGAATTGGTTCCTTCTCTTAAAGCAAGTATTCAAAACCCTGCAAATATATGTGAAGATGTAGCAGCCGAAGGTTGGATTCGTGGAGGTCTTCCTTCTCGAGAATTGAGCCGTGACAAAGACTATTTTAACAAAAATTAAATATTAAAAAACATTCGATAATAATGTTATTAACTTAATAATTATTTAAACTAAACTCATAATTATATTATAAATGTATAATTATGACTATAAAATTAAATATAATCTTGTCGTTGAAAGCAATATGCAGTATAAAAAAGATATTTTAGAATGTTTTAATTTAACAAAAAATGATTTTAATAAAATTTCAAAAATACAAGAAGAAATATTTAACAAATTTAAAAAACAATATAGTTTTATTAACATTATGAATTTTATTCAAAAAAATCAAAAACTAATTCCGTGTGAAATTCCAATACAAACGTGTTTTGTGTTATGTTTTTCACATGATTACTTTTATTTATTTCATAGATGTTTAAGGGATTTAAATGAAATAAATGAAATTAGTAAAACAAATTTTCAGGATATGATTTCTTTAATAAAAAAAAATAGTTAGTACATATATATATGGCATCATTAAAAAATTCACCAGGTATGTATGCTTTAGAGCAACAAGATAAGAAAAATCATCAACAATACTTATTAAATCAACAACCACAAATACCATATCAAAGTAAATATGCTGGTTTTGGTACAAATGTTGGTGCAATGAAAAATGGATATTATCATAATATTTTATCAAATAATACTGCAAATATTGAAAGTAATCTTTTTAATATTAGAGAATATGATTTAACAAAACCTAAACAAGAATTTAAACCATCTTTAAATAAATTAGGAAGTGACCAAACATTTTTTAATAGAATCAATGTATTTCTTCCTGAACCTCTTGTAGTGCAAAAAAATCAAAGACCAGTAGGACCTTTTTCTGGACTTTAATTAAATATTTTATAAAAAAAATATTTATAAAATATAAGTATGGCTTTTACAAGATTTAACTATGATGATGACAGACTAAAAAAAGAATTACAACAAGCAACTGGTTCTGGAAGATATATTTTAAATGTTCCAGGAAACGGATCAACACCATTATATTTTGATGATCCTTATATTAGAGTTCAGGGGTGGGGTGCTAATTTAAGAGAAGTTATTAATGGTGCACCGATAGATATAGATAGTGATTTATCCGGAAGAACTCGACGATTAACAAAATATTGTCCTAAAAATAAATTTAGTAATAATGGAGTTCCATATTCTGTTGAAAAAAGTTATCCTGAGAAAAAAGGTTGTATGACACAACAATCAAGAGCAAGTCACCCTTCTTGGATGTACAGAGCATTACCACAAAATCGTGAATATCCTCTTTTTATAAATCCTCAAGAAAATACTTGTTTGACATTTCACAATAATTTAAATACAAGACTTTTAGAAAGAGATCACTTTGTACCAAAAGTTCCTTGTTTAAACGAAAATTTAAATAAATAAAGAGTTAATTATATTTAATAAAATATATTTTATTATATATAAATGGCAGAAGTAGCAATACCTATAGCAGTTTTAGGTGCAATGTATATAATTTCAAATAAAAAAGAAAATAAAAAAAACCCTGTTGAAACCTTTGCACAAAGACAGAGTTTGCCTAATACACAACCTATTATACAAAACTATCCAAAAGATGAAAGAAAAGATATTTTAAATGAAACAAATGTACAAACTTATAGAGGAGCAAAAAATAGCACAGAAAATTATTATTTACCTGAAAATTATAAACAAGCCCTACTAAAAGATAAACAAAATGTAGGTCAATTTAACTCATTAACTGGTAATACAATCAATGCATCTGAGTTAGAGCATAATAATATGGTGCCTTTTTTTGGGTCAAAAATTACCCAATCAACTAGTGAAAATAGTGGTTATGAAAATTTACTAGATATTTATACTGGTTCGGGTAGTCAACAAAATAAAAAAGAAGGAATTGCTCCTATGTTTAAACCTCAAGCAAATATGACACATATTCATGGTACACCCAATAATAATGATTTTATTCAAGAACGTCAACGTTCTGTTTTAACGACAAAAATGAACAATACAAAACCATGGGAAGAAATACGCGTAGGACCTGGTTTAAATAATGGATTTTCAAGTGAGGGTTCTGGAGGTTTTAATTCAGGTATGGATGCTCGTGCTTCTCATTTACCAAAAACAGTTGACCAATTAAGAGCACAAACAAATCCAAAGGTGAGTTATGGGGGAGTAACTTTAGGAGCATATGCTGGAAAGGGTCTTGTTAACTCATCCACAAAGGCTATGATAGGGAAAATGGAAAAAAATAGACCTGATACTACATTCGAACATGGTCCTGGAAGATGGTTTACCACTACTAGTGGGCAAAAAGCACAAAAGGTAAGAAGTGATGTTATATTACAACCCGAAAATAGAACTACTACTACTAGAGAATATTTTGGTACTGGTATGGATAGAGAAGCCAAAGGACCTAAACAAAATGGACATTTTCATCCTAGTAGTAAACAGCAATTATCTGGACCTGATTTGGGTGTTGCTACAGATAGTGGTGGTTGGGGCGCCACAAATAAAGATTATGGTAAACAAAGTTTTAAAGCAAGAATGAATTCTAGAACATTAACGAGTGAAAGCAATAATATGGGAGGTGTTAGTGGTGTTGTAAGCGCTTTAACTGCACCATTGTTAGATATATTAAGACCATCTCGTAAACAAAATGTTGTTGGTAATATGCGACCAATGGGTAATGCAAGTGGAGTAAATGGAGTTAATAAAGAGCCCGTGTGGAATCCCAATGATACACCTCATCATACTATCAGAGAACAAACAGAAAACACAAAACACTGGATGATGGGTAGCGATAATAAAGGTAATGGTTATATTAATAGTAAAAATCGTCCAATTCCACAACAAAGAGATTCTACAACTAATTGCTATTACACTACTGGTAGTGCAGCATTACCAGGTACCACTGGTCCTAGACCTTACAATGCTGAATATAATGCACGTCTTAATCCAAATAAAGAAGTTGTATCACGAGTTGATAGATACAATATTGGTAACCAATCATTAACTAGTCATGCACAAAATGTTACTAATCTTAAAAATCGTGCAACAAATCCAGTTGAAATGAGAGCAAGTATGCCTAAGGTTTCTGCAAACATGCAAACTCATGGACAGATTTCAGGAAAAAATACTCGTGAACGTGCAATTAATTGTGCTAGAAATAATCCCGGTATGGTTCAGGCTTTTCAACAAAATCCTTATACTCAATCATTAAATAGTTGGGCTTAAATATTATTTATAATAATAAATAAATAATATTGTAATAAATGTTTTTGACATATTTTTAAATAAAGAAATAAGTTTTTGTAATTTATATGGAAATAGAAACAAAATATGATTTGCATAAATCAGTAAAAGAAAAACTGGATTACTTTATAAAAACAAAAAAAATACCTCATATCATTTTTTATGGACCAAATGGCTGTGGTAAAAAAAATTTATTAGTTGAATTCATAAATAAAATTTATAATTATGATAAATCTAAAATTAACCAATATACTATGTTTGTTAATTGTGCACATGGTAAAGGTATAAGTTTTATACGAGACGAACTAAAATTTTTTGCAAAAACAAATATTCACAAAAAAAATGATTTAATTAAAAGTATAGTATTATTAAATGCTGATATGCTAACAACAGATGCACAATCTGCTCTTAGAAGATGTATAGAACAATTTAGTCATACTACAAGATTTTTTATTATAATAGAAAATGAAAATGGTTTATTAAAACCAATATTATCTAGATTTTGTAATTTTTATATAAGTTTACCAACAATAAATAAAAAAACACAAAGTTTATATTCTATTAAAAAAGAAAAATATAAAAATTTAGAATTTTATACAAAAAGATTCACCTATTTTAAAAAAAAATTATTAGAAAAAAAAAATTTTAAATCAATGGAAACATGTATCAATTTAGTAGAATTATTGTATGATAAAGGATATAATTGTTTAGATATAATTAAATATATTGAACAAGATAAAAAAAATGAAAACAAATATATTTTTTTAGTTTACTTTGACATAATAAGAACAGAATTTAGAAATGAAAAATTATTAATGATTAAAATATTAAATTTATATTTTATGCGGAAAAACATAGATTTAGAAAATATATTAAATAACTAAATGGATGACTATAATGTGAATGTTTTATCCGAAGCAAAAAATGAATATTCTTCCAGATTAGTTACAATTTTAACACCTTTAATAACTGAGGGAATAAGGTCTATTTTTAAAGAAGCGTGTAATTTATGTGATTTAAATGAAGAAGAAGAAAAATATTTAATGACTTTTCAAAATTTTTTATCAAGAGTTCCTAAGTGGAATACAACAATTATAGAAGAAGAAAAAAACAGAATTTTAACTTCTAGCGGGTGTGGTTATTTAGAAGATCTGATTATTTGTGTACATATAACCCAACTTAAAATTTTAACAAGTATTAGAGTTTCACAAAAACAAAAAAAAATAGATATTGATATTCCAAAATTAGATAGTTTTATTCATAAATGTTATATTAATTTTGCAAGGAAATTATATTCAAATGTTTACTTATTTGAAAAAAATTTATTACCATTAGATTATCAAAAAAATAATAGAGAAATAGAAATTATTTGTCATGAATGTATTTTACAAGTAATTAGAGATAGTATGCCAATTGAAAAAATTTTACGTGCTTACATTGATAAAACAGTAGATGAAGAAGTAATTGAGGAAACCATAGAAAAAACTGTTGAAGAAAATGTAGCAAAACAGATAGAAGAGGAATTAGAGAAAAATCAGAAAATAATGGATAAAGAAACAAAAGAAGAAATAGAAACAGTAGATGTTGAAAAACCAGTATTAAAGAAAAATTCTGTAGAAGAAACAGTTACAGATAATAACAAATCTGAAGAAATATCTGATAATAAGTGTGAAGATAAAACTGAGAAAAATAAAAATTTAGCACAAAATATTAATCTTATTATTGAAACACCAAAATCAGAGGATGCTGTTAAAAATACAGTTGATTCAATGGTTTCTGCAACCGTTGCTTCTTCTTTACCTGAAAAAGAAACAATGAAAAATCCTCCGCCAACTCCTAATAGATTGTCATTTAACGACAATGATTCTGTATTAGATATGGGGACAAATAAAAGTGAAAAAGTAAGTGCACCAAAGACAATAGAAAGATTAGAAAAAATAAGTAAGGAACAAAATGAAAGAAGAAAAATAGAAGAAGCAGAAGAAGATGATGATGATGAGGAGAAATTAACAATTATGGGAGATACATCTTTGAATCTAGATACTTTAGATGTTCATAGTTTAGATAAAGAAATTAAATTAGAACCTAATATTTTAGACGATATAGAAGTTTTAACCTAAGTAATAAAAATTAATAAATAATTAATAAAAAATTAATAAAAAATTAATAAAAAATTAATAAAAAATTAAAATATTATGCGTATATTTTTTTATATTATTCTTTAAAATAATATAAATGAACGGTTCTGTATTTTTAACCGCTGTAGCAGTTGCAGTATCTTATTTATTATTTCGTTTTATTGAAATGAGATTCATTTTAAAAGAAAATAAACCACTAAAAATTTTAGCACGTGATACACTTATAGTATACTTAAGTGTACTTTTAGGAACCTTTGTTATGGAACAATTTGGAAGTTCATCAATGGGAAAAAAAATGACTGAAGTTTTTACAAATACTCCTGAATTTTAACTTTAATATATTTTACTATTAAATATATATTAAAATATAGTATGGAAAAATTAGCAATAACATGCAAAACATTATATGACAAAGATTATTTAGATAAAATTATATTATTAAAAGAAAAAGAACGACATCCAGTTATTATATTTAAAGATATTTTTGACTATTTTCATAGTGTTAAAAGATTTCAAGTTAAAGTTAAAAATCATGTTACAGAAAATCTTAATGATGAAGAAATATGGAGAGAAATAAAAGATAATTTAAATAATATTACTGATAATACTATTTTTATAAAAACATTGAAAGATTTTTTAGAAGAAAGATTATTCATATTTACAAATCAAAAAGAAAAACAATGGTCTAATGAAACTTCTATAATGATGATACATTCAGTTAAAGGTGCAATAAAAGGACTAACATTATGTTTTGAAAATAGTCTAGCATCCATAACAAAAGAATATATAAAAAATATAGTTTTAAGTACTATATTTCATATTATAGGAACACATGAAGAATATCAAGGATTATTTGATAAAATTTCATATATAAAATGTGAAAATTGTAATAAATTATCAAATGAAATTATTTATGCAGAAAAACAACTTTGTCATAAATGTTTTGTTTAAAAAATTCTATATTCAACATTTTTTAACTTATTTTTGTCTATAAACATCAAATTTTCTCCATCTAAAGAAAAATCACAAGGTGTTAAAATACTCCAATCTGTTTTTTTGTTTAAAATTCCAACCTGTGTATAAATATATCCAACTAATGCAGCACACCAAAATCTAGTAGTTTTTTGTGGATGACTATCTTTTTTAAAAAATGCTTCAATCCAATCTTTAGGTACAATATCATATGGTTTATCGTAAACTACATCATGTATTTTTTTCATAATACTATTATTAAACGTATTTGAATTACAAATAACAGGTCGTATAAATACATGACCTTTTCCTTGATATTCATGTAAAATTTCTTCCAATGGAGTAATTTGTACTCCTAACTTTACTTTATTATCTTGAGGGTCTGGTTTTCCTTCCCAACTAGATTCCCATACAAATAAACCCTTTAAATGAGGTTTTATATAAGTTGGATCACGTAAAATCATTCCAATATGACTATAATTACTATGAGTACCCCACTTTATTAATTTAGTAAAACATCCAAAACAACCCTTGGTTTTATAATTAAACAAAATCAAATCGCCAGTTTTTAAATTTTTAATTTGTTCACTCATTTAATTTAATAAAATAAAATATTTTTAATTATTTTTAGTTTTATTTTTATTATTTTTATAAATAATAAAATTATAATGGATATTAAAACTAATACTAAAATCATAAATGTTGAAGAAATTATAAATATATTTAAACAATATCCAAATATATTTCCGGGTGGTTATTTTAGATTTTTAAAGGGTCGTTTGTTTAAAAAAATAGAAAAAAATGAAATTATTTATGAAAATGGTGTGGTTTTAACATGGACAAAATATAAAAGAAAAACAAAAATGTGTTTAGATATTTCAATATTAAAAGGAGAAATTAAAATAAATCAATTAGTAAATAAAAATCAAGGAAATGGTATGGCAAAAACAATTTTTCAAACTTTTTTAAATTTAAACCCAAAAACAATATTTTATTTAGATGTTAAATCTGATAATATAAGAGCCATTAACTTTTATAAAAAAAATGGTTTTCAAAAAGTTGGAGAGAAAACATTTGGAAAAGATATTCAAGGAATAATTATGAAACGATGTTAGGGTTGTTAAATATTTATACAAGACACTTAAAAGAAATTTAACAAAATGAATTATATCATGCCAGTTATGGATAATTTGTATTTTGTTGATAATAAGATGGGTTACCGATTCGGTCAATTAATGTGGCTTTCATTTTATATACCTTCTCTAGTGGTTCTTTTTTGCGATAGTACAACTGGACCATCAAGAGATTTTTTGTTAAGTGTTTCACTTCTTTCTTGTGCTAGTCTTTTGTATTATACAGTACATAGATGGCTAGATACACCAGCGTCTACGCCTGGAATGCATGCACAAACATGTGAACTTTACGCTCGTTGGCTTCTCGCTGCTTATTTTGGACCCGCAAATATAATTGGTAGTCATGCAATAGGAGTAATGAATTGGGTTCAATTGGTTCTTATGGGAGTATTTGGTCTATCCAAACTTCCTGCATCTCTTTATACTCTTTTTGATTATGAGGGATATAAGGCGTATGAACAAAAGCATCGCGAAAATGTTTATTAAAAAGAAATATTCAAAAATATAAATAAAAAATACAAATAAATATAATATATTTGTTTAATTAATATTAAAATTTTAATATTGCTTTTAAAGTAATATTAAAATTAAACAAACATAGGTTGCATATTATCTATATTAATAACCTTAAATTTTTTGACTTTCTTTTTTGTTGCTATATAACTAGAAAATAATATCTTTTTTATTGCAGTATCTGGATCATGTTTATGTACAGTTCTAACAATCATTTTATATAATTTAAAATCTGGATAACGTTCTTCACCATTATTTTTATACAAAATATTTCTTCCTTTATCATCTTTAATCCACTCTTCAACTAATTTTGCAACTGGATCTTCAATCTTATCTTCATCTTCTTCTTCATCCATAAAATAATCATATAAAGAACATGCTAATCTACACAAATCAAAACTTTTATTAGGTTCTAATCTAGGTTTGTTAGCATTAAAGTAAGGTTCACAATTATATTGTGTAGCAGCATCTCCCTTTGGGTGATAACTATCACTACATATAACTTTGTCTTGAAAACGATAAATTGCCCTACCAAAATCTATTATTTTATATAATTTACCATAGGTTGGTACTTTATAATATGTATTATCGTATTTATAACAAATGAATTTTTTATCCGTTTTACTCCACATAATATTATTAGTATGCAAATCATTATGTGTAAAATCAAATACTTTTTGATATGTTGCCAATATTATAGATATTTGAAATAAACATGATTTCCATTCACGCGTTGATAAATGTTTACCCTTTGTTTCCATTAAATAATCTAATGTATTTTCCATTTTTTCCAAGCAAATAATCTGAACCGGAAAATCATTTATATATGCTTGTATAACTTCTTCTTCTTCATCTGAATCATTTGTTGAAGAATAATCGGAAAAATCACTTTCTTCTTCACTATCTCCTAATTCTTCTTCATCATCTGTATTAGAAGAACGAGATGAACATGTAGATTCCGTTTTTTTTAAACTTTTTTCACTTTTAGTTTCAGTATTTTCAGATTTCCATATTTCAGTATTTAAATTTTCATTATGTTTTTCAATATTTTCATGAGTTAATTCAAATACATCTTCAAACTGATTATCATTTATTATATCTAATTTTATTTTTACATTATCTTTATTAATATTAATTTTTTTCTTATATTTTCGTGTATCACTTTCTAAAAATCTTTCAAAATCTATATTATCTGTTTCAAATAGTTTATCTTTATTTTTATGAAAAAATTTAGAATCGTGTAAATATTCAATATCATCTAAAATATCACAAACAAATTTATTTTGAATTGCGGTAAATGTTCCATAAAAATCTAAACCATGACAAAATCCATTATTATGTAATAGTTGACTTGATAAATATGAAAAAAAACTATCTATATAAGCAGAATTATTTTTATCGTTAACTTTTTCTAAACAATCATTACTATTTAATTTAGGTAAAGTTTCTATTATTTCTTTTTTTGTTTTTTCATATTTACCAACCATAAATTTAACTGGATCAATTAAAGGCGAAAACTTAAAAAATGAATTAAATTTTTTCTTATTTTCTTTTTCATCTTGACAAATAATAGTAAAATTATTATTATTTTCAGTATTTTCAATATTATTTATTGAAAATTTTTGATTTAAATTTATTTTATTACAATTATTTTCGTCTAGTTGAAAAAAATTCGAAAGCAAAGGAAAGTAATTTTGAACATTTTGAAATCCATTTTCTTCTAAATATTCAAAAACTGATTTGTTGTTATTCTTTTTATAATAAAGAGTGAACATTAATTGTTATATACAATTTTTTTTATATTTTTAAACTAATTTATGCGTAAATATAATAAAAATAAAACAAATAAATTTATATAATGAATCTTGAATTGAAAAAATTTGATATGAAATTTATTACTTTTAAACCAAATGAAAACCAAGGCCCTGTTATTGTTCTGATAGGAAGACGTGATACAGGAAAAAGTTTTTTAGTTAGAGACCTTTTATATTATCAACAAGATATTCCAATAGGAACTGTTATTTCTGGTACAGAAGCAGGGAATGGATTTTATGGTAATATGGTACCAAAACTATTTATTCATGATGAATATAATACTGCAATAATAGAAAATATATTAAAAAGACAGAAAATAGTTATGAAACAGATGAAAAAAGAAAAAGAAGCATATGGACGTTCAAACATTGATCCTAGAACTTTTGTTATTTTGGATGATTGTTTATATGATAATAGTTGGGCTCGCGACAAGTTAATGCGTTTACTTTTTATGAATGGTAGACATTGGAAAATCATGCTTGTTATTACAATGCAGTATCCATTAGGTGTCCCACCTAATTTGCGTACAAATATTGATTATACATTTATTTTAAGAGAACCTTACATTGCAAATAGAAAACGCATTTATGAAAATTATGCTGGTATGTTTCCAACATTTGAATCATTTTGTCAAGTTATGGACCAATGTACAGAAAATTATGAATGTTTAGTTGTTTCAAATAATGCAAAATCAAATAAATTAGAAGACCAAATTTTTTGGTATAAAGCAACCTCTCATGGAGATTTTAAATTAGGTTCAAAAGAATTTTGGGAATTGTCAAAAGATATTGATAGTGATGATGATGAAGAAACTTTTGATCCTACAGCACAAAAGAAAGGACCTAGAATTAATGTTAAAAAAAATAGATGGTAAATGTTAATAATTTATATTTATATATATAAATGAAAATTCATCCGTTATGGTTCATTTGTATTTTTGTACGTTTAAGTTTGATTTATTTAATTATATATCTTAACAAAAAAAGAAACACAAAAATAAATATGATTTGTGCAAGTATTTTACTTATAATGGGCTTAGGATTTATTTACAAAGGTTTAACAGGTTCTAATAATGAATTACAAGTTAATAAAGTTTTTTGGCATGAGACACGTTATGTACATGGTATGTTTTATCTTTTATCTTCATTTTATCTTTTTAAAAATAATGTAAATATAACTTCTTTACTTTTACTTTCTGATATAATATTTTCATTTTTATTTCGTTTTATTTTAAAAAAATAGATATTAAAATATTAAATCTACTGAGTAAAAATATTAAATAATAAATATAAATTTAAAATATAATGACACATATTTTAAATTTTAAAGAATCGCCCTTAGACACGCGTGATTATGTATTTAAAACAGAATTTATACATAATAATCAATTAAAATATCCTGAAACATTAGATTTACGTGATAATTTAATGCCTGTACGTAATCAAGGTTCACAAGGAACATGTTATGCACAAAGTGTTGCATGTATGAAAGAATGGCAAGAAAAAAAAAATTATAATTTCAGTGAATATTTCTCTCCACAATTTTTTTATAATTTACGTTCAAATAAATATGATAAAGACATTGAAAATGATTCAGGCATGTATGGACGAGATGTTATGAAAATATTAAAAAAACATGGTATATGTCCAGAAAAGATGTATCCTTATGGAAAAATTCAACACCGAGATGATATTCCTCCTGAAGTTTACGGTGAAGCCGTAATAAATATAATAGATTCATATGCCAGAATAAATACTATTGAAGATTTAAAAATGTCATTATTTTTAAATGGTCCTGCTATTATAGGATTTCCCGTATATAATTATTCAGGCCAAATGTGGAAACAAAAATATAATGAATCACTTAAAGGAGGTCATGCTATGACAATCGTTGGATATAATCAATATGGATTTATTATTAGAAATAGTTGGGGAGATAGATGGAATGAAGACGGATATGCTATATATCATTACAAAGATTGGGGCGAACATTGGGAAATATGGGCATGTGTTGATTATAAAGATATCATTCCTCCAAAGCCTATAATACCAGATTCTCCAAAACCTAGTGATTCTGAAGAAGAAACAGAAGATGAAAAAGATGAATACGATGATGAATCAGATATTGATACAAATGATAATCAATCTTTTTGTAGTAGACTTTTAAAAGTAATATTTAATTAATTAAACTAAATACTTGTTTAAAAATATAGTACAATCAATGATTATAATGTCTCAATATATTTTACCTCAACCTAATATTATAAAATTAACAAACCAAAATGATTTAATTTTTAGTCAAGTTGCTCAAAAAGCAACTGTAACTGGTGCGACATTACCATCTGGACTAAAAATTTCACCTTTTGGCGATTGGAAAATAATTGATAGTTGTATTGTTAATATTGCATATTTAAAAAAGATAAACCTTTAAAAAGTAATAAAAATAAAATTTATACAAATTAAAAATAATTTAATATTTAATTATTTATTAAATATTAAAAATAAATGAAATTAGTTTTTATCAGTATCTATTTTTACATTTTCTTTAGGTAAAATTCCTCTGTCAATAGCATTTTGTACTGCAGAATTTCTTTCAACAACATCACCTTCAAACAATTCTTTTCTAATATCAGCAGATGTTACATTATCTTTTTGAGATAATGTTTCTTCAATAGTATTATTTATACCAACTAAATTTCCTTCTTTATTAATGTTTTGTGTTAATTTGTTTCCACTTTCTTTAGCCTTTTTGATATTTTCTTCAATTGCCTTTCTTTTTGTTTCTAATACACGTTTTTCAAATTCTTGTTTGGCAGCAGATTCGTTTTTATTTTTCTCACTCATCAACTGATTTAGTTCATCTTCCAAATACTCAACACGCCCAGTCTTATAAGCCTCTGGTTCCCATGGCATCCACATACCTACTGGTCCAACATAAACATTGTGATTTGGATCTACTTCTCTTAACATTTTACATCTAAACTCAGCCTCAGCCTGAGTAGAATAAGACCCTCTTACCTTAAGTCCTCTAACATTAGTTTGGAATTCATATGCTTTATTAAATTCGCCATCTAATCTTTCTTCATTTGCATCTAAGAAATTATTATATTCATCCTTAACATAATTTTTAGGAAATTCATCTTTTTCACTTTGTAAAAATTCTTGAAAATCTTCCATGATTTTGTCAAAATCCATATTATATTTATATGCAACAAAATTTAAAAACTGAGAAAATTTTTGAACTGATTTAGAGAAATCATAATGTTTTAGGAACTCTTCAAAAAAAAAGTGATTTTTTTCTCTTAAAACATTTTCTGGAGAAACAAAAGAAACGCAAACAAATTTTTGTCCAGAAATTGGTTTATCTTCTTCCAACAAGTCAACATATTTAGGATTATTGGTACCATCACGGTTAATTCTATATTCACAACCTTTTTTAGACATTATAATATACTATAAAAATTTATTTTTTAAGTTTTAATAAATAATATATATTTTTTTCTTAATTATATTTATAAATGCTTCAGAAATTAGCACAAATGTTAGATTTAGGAGAACTTGTCCGCAGAGCAGTTAAATATCTCGTTGAAGGTGTCATGGTAGCCATCGCCGCTTATGCTATCCCTAAGAAATCTCTTAACTTAGATGAAGTTGCACTTATTGCTTTAACCGCCGCTGCTACTTTCTCTATTCTTGATACATATGTTCCATCGATGGCTGTCTCAGCCCGCAGTGGTGCCGGTTTCGGTATTGGTGCTAACCTTGTTGGTTTCCCCCGTATGTAAGTAATACATAAACAAATATCCTAACTTAAATTTAATATAATTATTTAAAATTATATTAAAATTTGTGTTTATTTAAATTTCTAGAAACTATATATTTATATTTCTATTTATAATTCTATTAAGAGGATTAAATGTTACATTCATTATATGAATATCATTATATTTATTATTTAATAATACAATATATCTATTGTGATTGTAAGCATATGTTTTTAACATAGGATAATTCATTATAGATAAAAACATAGAAGTAATTATAAACATTTCTGCTGCAATTTTGTCACCAAAAATAAGATAAACTAAATAAAAAAGAAAAAAAGAAGACGATATTGTATACGTTATAAAAAAATTTAAAAAATTTATTTTGAAAAATAATTTTATTCTATTTACTTTTATTAAGGTTAATATAAAAACAGTTAAGTAAAACCCCATAGAAATTAAATAATTTGACAACGAAACATAATAAATTATATTTAAATTTTTATTATATGGACCTCCATTTTTTATAAGGTCAAGTAAAACCTTATCTTTATGCGGGTCAAATGTATCAATAAATTTATAATTATTATTTACATCTGCTACATGTAAACAAACAGAAAAAAGATATACAACTACTGCATACAATATATATTCAAAAAAATAAATACACCAATTATCATAAAAAAAATCTAATGTAAATATTTCTTCTTTATATGTTCTTTGTAATGTTAGTTTTTCTTTACACTGTTCACATCTATAATCATCGTATAATACATTTTTTGTTTCAATCCATTTTTTTAAACAATGTACATGAATAAATGCCATAGTACCTTTACATGCACATGGTGATACAAATTGACTTATTTCTTCATCTTCTTCATAACAAATTCTACACATTTTATCTTCTCTATTTCTATTTGTAAATTCTACTATAATATTTTGTGGATGTATCTTCATTTCATTTTATATTATTTAACTTTAATTATTTATATATTTTTTATTTTTTAAAATATATAAATTTATAATTTTGTAGTTAAATCCAAATATTGTTCAATAATTTCACAAATTACGTTTCTATTGGGTATTTTTTCAGCCATTCCATAAATAGAAACTAACCCTTTTGTTTCATTTCTAACTTCTTGAGTTATTATATTTTTTAATATATCAGTTATTTCATATAATTTTTCATAATTATACGGTGTTATACAAATATGTACACACATTGGATTTTGTAAAATATTTAAATTCCAATTATGTTTTTGAAACTCATCTATAATCTGACTCAACGGATATTTATCACTATAAAATGCAACTACATTTACATTTGGATTGCCTATAACTTTAAAACTAGGTATATCAATAATGTCTGCATATAAATTCTTTGTTGCTTTAATTATAGTTTCACTCATTGTTTTATAATAGTTATATCCATTATAAATCATTATTGCCCATGTTGTAGCAATTTGCGCACCTGCTCTGCTTCCCGGTAATGAACAACTAGCGTAAATACCTCCTGTCCAATTTTCAACTATAAAATATTGATTATGTTTAATTTCATTATCTTTCCAAAGTAATAAAGATGACCCCTTAGGTGCATAACCAAATTTATGTGGATCTACACTTATTGAATCAATATTATCTTTAAAACTTAATTTTAAATTTTCATCAAATTGTGTTATAAAACCTCCCAAGCAAGCATCTACATGCAATGGAACATTATAATCTGTACAGACATCACCTATATTTTTAACATCATCTATAACACCATAAGGATAACAAGGATATGATGCAATAACAACACAAGTTCGTGATGTTATTTTTCGTTTTAAATCGGTTATATCCATAGTTAAATCATTATTTAAATTTACATAAACTAATTTTAAATCCAATAATTCACATGCTTTATTTATTGCTGCATGACCGGTTTTCGTAGTCAAAACTTCCAATCGTCTATCAATCCATTTGGTATTTTTTTTATGTTTTTTATATGCTTTTATAGCCAAAATAGTACTTTCAGTACCTCCTGTTGTAAGATTACCACCGCCATTTTCTGGCATATCAAACAAATGTCCTACCATACTTACAATTTCACTTTCCATTTTATTTAATTCAGGAAACAAATCTGTATGTAGTGGATTGCTGTACATATATAAATCATACATATATCCTGCTATTTTTTTATGATAATCTTTATTACTGTAAATTGTTCCTGAAATTTTATGATTTAATTTGACTTTTCTATTTTTAACAATATCTTTTATAAAATTTAGTTCTTTTCCTGAATGATTTAATTTATTAAAATTATTTCTCCATTTTTTTTTAAAAACACTTTTTTTTATTGTATCTAGTGCTTTTTTTTGTTTATCTTTTATATATTTTTTCCCTTTTGGTGTTAGTTTATAAAAGTAAAATAAAATTTGTTTTATATTTTTTTTATAATGAATGTGTCGTAAAAAAAAATAATACCAAAACCATAAGACGACTATGTAATTTTTATATCTTTTTATAAATTTTATCATATACTTGTATATCACTTATCTTTTTATTATATTTAGATATATATATATATATATCTAATGAAATACACGCGTAAAAAGAAAAATAAGAAAAATAAAAAAAAACATTTAAAACATTACAACAAAAAAACTCGCGCTAGAAAAATACCTTTTCAAAAAAGGTATACCAAAACAAAAAGAAAAATAAAAAGAAAAAAACCAAAAAAAAAATCACAAAAAAAATTACAAAAAGGTGGATGGCCACCTCAAGGAAATTGGGGTCCTAGAAACTCTAATGCTAGAAGAAGTCAGGGTATTGCACAACAAATAGCAAATGATGCACAAAATAATCCTAGATTTTTAATTAGAGTTAATTTTGAAACACCCGATGCTGGTTATTTTGATTTAGTAAATGAAAACGTTCAAAAAATATTACAAGAAAGTTTAAATTATGCAAGAACAAATGGTAAAACAATCAATGACATTTTATGGCAAACAAATAATTTTATGTTATTTGGTACACATGACATTACAATTACTGTTAAGTTGTTTAATTTTAACAATAATCCTAGAGATTATACAAGAAAAGGTATGACATGGGATGATATTGGATGTGATGCATATGGTCCTACAAATTTAGGAATAGACCAGTTAAATATAAAAGGTGTCCCTTGTTCAAAAGGCAATACTGAAAGAAGAATTTTTTTTAAAGTTCCAGGTAATTTTTTTCATTATATATTAAAATTAAATAAGGCTAAGATTTCATTAGACAACCACATATTATTTTTTCATATAGCACATTATATGTTTAAAAAAAATGATGGAAGTCAATTTCTGGTTCACAGTCATAATGAAGATGTTCCATGGTTCCATATTAAGGCTGTTAGAGGTCAAGGTGCCGAAATTTCTTTGATAAAATCTAATGATTCAAACAGAAATATAGGTATGGCACCTCCAATTTATGGATTTAATTTACATAGCGTTGCTCCAAAATTATTTGAAAGTAAAATTTCTGGAATAAATAATGCTATGTCTAGTATAGTAGGCCAATCATTACAATCAAACATTCAACCAAATATAAAACATAGTATACCCAAGGTTGTGTTAGCGAGAGGTATGTCATTTAACCAAAGTGAATTAGCATATATTATGGATATTAATAAAGGTCAATTTAATATGGATATTTGGTTTAGAAGACTAAGTGGCGATAGTTCAGAGACTTTCTGGTCTTTATCTCCGAGGGTTGCATGTAGTTATTCTACAGGAAGTCATGGTTCTGAAACAAATGATGAATCAATTGCACAAAAAATTAAAAGCAGAGGTAAAATTTGTGTAGTTGTTCTTGCATATTTTGATTTTACAGGAAATAGCGCTATTGCTAGTTCACCAGTAAAATTACCACCATCAATTATATTTGAAACTGATAATTTAACAGGAGACCCTGTAGGTGGAAGACCTAGTAATAGTCGTGCTCATGTAGATGATTATGCAAATATAGCAAATTTAATTGGAATTTCTCCACAAAATTTAAACGTAAATGGAAATAGTACTTTTAAAGCAGGTGAACTATTATGCAGTACACTTAACAAAAATAAAACATTTGCCCCAAATAATGTTGGAGGATATTATGTTCCACATAATCTAGCACAATTTGTTTTATGTTCTGAAACATATCAATATGTTTCTCATTTAGAAGCATATGTTTACAATAGTAATAATGGGAATTGTTTCAGGGCATTATTCCCTATACAACAGATAACACCCCAACCAGGAAAAAGATTACCATGGATAATGGAAAACATTAATTTAAGAGGTAATAAAATACAAAAAGCAAGAAATTTTATGAGAGGAGTTTACACATCTATGTCTAATTTGAAAAATGGCGCAGGTTTGCCACAAAATCAATATTCAATGTTTGGTAAATCAACTCGTATAGGAAATAAATCAAATATTAGTATGACATTTTTAAGAACAATTAAAAATGACCGTTTAGGTAAAAAATATTTGGAAATACTAAAAAATAATTATCCTGAATTATTAACACGTTCTCAAGGAGCATCTGCTATTGCACCACCCGGTATATCATTTTATGCTTTACAGCAATTTAACACTGAATACAATAATAATCCAAGTACAAGAAATAAAGGAATGCCTCCACAATTATTGCAAACATTTTTTAACGCGTTAGATGAAGGAAATAAACAGTATCTCACTATAAACGATTGGTCTAGAATACCTGTTAAAGGTTAAATAATTATAAATATCTAATATTTTTACTATTTAAAATATTAGATAGTAGGTATAAATTCCCATTGAAGTTCTTTACATATTTTTTTCCATATTTGGTCTTGTTCTATTCTTTTTACTGGGTCTTTTAACATAGGAAAAAAAGGCAAAAATTTACTTTCATTTAATAATTCACACATTTTATAAAGAACATAATAGTAATTCAAAAAATTAACTCTATCATCAGGACAATGTTTCGCATAAGGTTTTTGAATTTCCATAAAAAGATTACATAGTTTATCTTCTAACTCTGGACTCATAACAGGTGGTCTAATTCCTAATTTATCTTTTATAAAAGGAATGTGTTCGTAATATTTATTATAACCTAATTTCTTTAAAATATCTTTGGCTTTTTTGTTTGTCATTTGTTTTAAAGAAATTCTTTCTTTTTTTATTTGATTTTTAATATTCTCAAAAACTTCGTCAGGAATTTGGGTTGTTTCTTTTGCTTGAAATTGTGCCAAAATTTCACGAAAATGATTAATTCGTTTATAAGCATAAAAACAAACTTCTTTGGGAGGTTCTTTATAACTAGGTTTTTCATGCTCTATTAAATAAGTTTTTTGAATTGCACATTTATTACAAACAACCAATCCTTTATAATCTATATGAATAAATTCTCCACCACATTTACAATTTTCAAAATAATCAATAACATAATTATTAATGTTTAACATATTTTCATTTAAATTTGTTAAAAATTGTTGAGATTCACTTTTTTCATTATTTAATTTTACATTTTTATCTTTTTTAAAAAAATTATGCAAAATTTTATTTTTTGTTTCACTTTTTCCCTGAGATAATTGCTTTTTTTTTTCAAAATAAGGAAAAATTAGTTTTGAATTATCTAATAAATAGTTCTTTTTTTTTTGTTCCAAATCTTTTATTTTTTTTTTAATATCCCGTAAATTATCTTTTATGTTTAATTTTTCTTCTATATTAGTTATTTTTTTTAGTTGTTGTTTTAAATTTTTTTTTTTATTTTTTAATTCTGGTAATATTTTTGTTTCTATTTTATGAAATTCATTCATTTTATCAGTGTGTTGATTATCCAAAGTCAATATTGAAGATTTGTTTACTTTAATTTTTTTATTTGCCTTTGGTTTAAAATTGGGCATTAATATATTAACAAAACCACATATATTTAATTTTAAATTTTATTAAATATATTATAATGAGTATTTTTTTATAATTATATTTTAATCCAATCATTAGGAAATAAATCACTTGTTATTTTATTTTCATTTGCAGGTCCAAACCATATTGATGGATATGTTACTATTTTGTCTTTATTTCTATTTAAATATGCTCCCCACCAACTAAATGTACTATTTGCAATAATATTATGATTTGTTAATGACATCAATAACATTTGTTCATAATCTAAAATTTCTGTATCAATAAATATAAAATTAATATTTTTAAAATTTTCTTTTAAGATATCTATATTTTGTTTTACAATATCTTTATCCATTTTTTCATAAAAACATAAAACATCATTTTTTTCATCAGTTTTATTATAAATCATTTTTAATGCATTTATATAATAGTCCATTGAAATTATAGGATGATATTTTTGTTTTTTTTTATAATCCCCTAAACGAAAATGCAAAGAAATTAGATTATTAAAATTATATATTTTATATTTTTTACACACACAATTTTGTTGTTCGTATAAATTAATTATTTTAAAAATATCATTTTCATATTCTTTAAAGTATTTATAGGATTGAAAATAACCCTGAAGAATAATGTTATTATTTGAATTTAATATAATCTCTTTGTAATGAAAATGTTTTTCTTTGTATGTATAAAATTTTTCATTAATAGATTCCATATATTTTTTTAAATCTTTAAATATACTATCCCAATAAGTTTTCCTTTTTATTTTTTTATTCACAAGAATAATATTTTTATTATATTTCAATGAAAGTGATAACAAATTAAATATTTGAAATAACTGATTTCCTAATCCACCACAATAATTTACTGATAACATATTAATATTATAATTTTATATTATAATTTTATAATATTAATTTTATTAATGAAATATAGATACTTTAATATTATTAATTCCTGCGTGTTTTAAAATAGATATTCTATGATGACCATCTAATACAATCAAATCTGATGTTACAATTATTAAATTTTTGTCGTTATAATTATATTTATCAGGCTTAAAAGTATTAATTAAGTTGTCAAAATTTTTTGGAGTATGAACATCTTGTAGTTTTTTTCCTTTATTCTTATTCCAATAATTTATATAAGGAGTTTTATTACCAATAACATATTGATAAACTGGACTATCTATTATATTTACTTTACCTGCACCAATAACTTTAACTTTTATATCATTTATATTTTTTTTATTAATTGTAATTTTTTTTCTATCTGATAAATGCCAAGGTATATATACAATTTTAAATTTATTTTCAAAATAATTAGGTAAGTTATTTAAACAATACTTAGATAATTCATTGCATTCTTCTGTTGTATCGGTTAAATGTATAACATGGTTATGAGATATACCTCTACTTAATGGTTTTCTTCTAAAATTTTTTTGCTTTGGATTAAATTTTTCTCTGATTTTCCATTTCCAATTTACTAAATTTTCATCACTAATTACTTCAAATGTTCCCGAACCATATTTTTTATATTTTACACCATAATTTTTTATTAATATATGTATAACATTTGGTTTAACTTTTTTTAAATAATTAGTTTTTGCAACAATATGATTTTTATTTATCATTTCTAATTTATAACAATTTTTTATAAAATCATTAATATTATTAACACTAATTTGTTTTATATTTAATATGTCACAATCAATATTATTTCTTAAACTATCAATTATATCATCCATATATTCTATTCCATGACCCCAAATAATAATACTATTATACATAGTTGATGTATTAAAATAGTTAAATTTTGATTTATATTCACCTTTTTTTACTCTGTAAAAATTATCTTTAAACTTATTAACATACACTAAATGTTTTTGTTTTTTCTTTATGTTTTTATATTCTATATATTCACAATAACGCAAAGATAAATCATCTAATAATGAAGGTACATATGCAACATTATTATGTATTTTATTTTTTAAAATTAATCTGTAAATATTATCATCTAAAGAAAAATTTTTGTAATCAAATTTTTCATAAAAATCAAATTTTAATATTCTTTGTCTATTTTTTATTAAATCAACCTGAATATGATACTTATTAATATGAATAATTTTATGTTTAAAATTTTTTTTATCATAAATATCAGTTAATATATTAATGTTTTTTTGAATATTACTTGTTAATATATCTATATCTTCATTTATATTATACTTGGGTAAAGTATCTCTATATCTAATTACTACATAATCAAACAAATTATCAAAAATATACTTCACGTCAATTTCATTACAACTCATAATATCATATACATATATTTAATTTTAAATTTTATTAAATATATTATAATGAGTATTTTTTGATAATTTCTAATGCTTTTTTTTTGTTGTATATCTCTCCAATATTGACATATTTATTTAATTCCCCTTCTTTATAATGTGATAAAAAATAAACAATGTTATCAATGGTTGACTGTCTAATATCATTAATATCTGAAATATATTTTGATTGTTTATCTATTTTATCTGACAAAACGCAAATAATTTTATCATCCTGACCACTTTCATCACTTGTATCAATACCGCCAATAACCTTCACATCACAAATACATCCAGGAATTAATTCATAATCGCATAAAATAATTATATCTATAGGGTCACCATCTGGTGATAATGTATTTGGAATGAAACCATAATTGTAAGGAAAAACATTTGTATTATGCAAAACTCTATCTAAAATTAAACAATTATTTTTTTTATCAAATTCATATTTTAAATTTGAATTTTTAGAAACTTCAATAAAAACTTTCATTATATAAATTTAGTAAATACAAATAAAAATTTTATTTAGCGCAAAAAAAAAATATTATTTAGAGAAAATGGACAACAAGCTTAATAATAATATAATTATGTTAATAAATTTAACATTTTTTCTAAAAACAATACAATATGGACATTGATATAGATTATAATGACACTGTAAAAAAAATAGATTTTATAACTTTGCAAAAAATGGTTTTTATTTATAATTCTTTAGAAAAAGGATGGACTGTAAAAAAAAACAATAATTCATATATTTTTAAAAAAAATCATGAGGGTAAAAAAGAAGTTTATTTAGATGAGTATTTAAAGCATTTTATGACTGAAAATTTCGATATAAATAAAATTATGCAATAAATTAATTCGGTAATTTGTCGTTTTTACAAAATTTTTTTTTCTTTAGCAATATTATAACCAATGGGTGGTGGATTAATGCAGCTCGTAGCCTACGGTGCACAAGATGTGTACCTTACAGGAAATCCTCAGATTACCTTCTGGAAGGTAACTTACAGACGTCATACTAACTTTGCTATGGAATCAATTGAACAGACTTTCAACGGTCAGGCCGATTTCGGTCGCCGTGTCCAGTGCACTGTCTCCAGAAATGGTGACCTTGCCTACAGAACATACCTTCAGCTTACTCTCCCTGAAATCAACCAGGACGATGGTGCCGCATCTGGTGGCTCCAACCAGTGCCTTGCCCGCTGGCTTGATTACCCCGGTGAGCAGCTTATCTCTATGGTTGAGGTTGAGATCGGTGGTCAGCGCATCGACCGTCAGTACGGTGACTGGATGCACATCTGGAACCAACTTACTCTCACCAGTGAGCAGGAGGCCGGATACCACAAGATGATTGGCCAGACCTCTCAGCTTACCTACCTTACCGACAGAGCCTTCGCCGATGTTGCCACTGCTTGCGGTGCTAACAACGTCCCCGAGGCTGTCTGCGCTCCTCGTAACGCTCTCCCTGAGACGACTCTTTACGTCCCTCTTCAGTTCTGGTTCTGCCGTAACCCAGGACTTGCTCTTCCCCTTATTGCCCTCCAGTACCACGAGGTCAAGATTAACATCGAACTCCGCCCTCTTGATGAGTGCCTTTTCGCTGTTAACTCCGTTGTCGGTAGTGGTTCTACCAATAACCAGAAGGCTTCTGCCGCCTACGCTAAGTCTCTTGTAGCCGCTTCTCTTTACGTCGATTACGTTTTCCTTGATACCGATGAGCGCAGACGCATGGCCCAGAACCCTCATGAGTACCTCATTGAGCAACTTCAGTTCACTGGAGATGAGTCCATCGGTTCATCTTCCAACAAGGTCAAACTCAATTTCAACCACCCATGCAAGGAACTTGTCTGGGTTGTCCAGCCTGACCTTCACGTCGCCTACTGTGATTCTTTCATCGCTGGGCGTCCTCTTCACCAGGCCCTCGGTGCTCAGCCATTTAACTACACCGATGCCCTTGATGCTCTCCCTAACTCAATCCTCGCTTACGGTTCCCGTAACCAGAGTGCCACTACTGGTGTAATTGATACTACTACTGGTCTTTTCGCCGACCCCGCCGCACAGGGTGGTGCTGATGGCAACACTGCCGCTAATGGAAACGCCGCCGTCTCTGGCGATGTTTCTGGTCTTGATGCCGCTGCCGGCGCTGGAAACGGTGTCTCTGATGCTGGTGTCTTTGTCCTCGCCGAGACTGCCCTCAACATGCACTGCTGGGGTGAGAACCCAGTCGTTACTGCCAAACTTCAGCTTAACGGTCAGGACCGCTTCTCTGAACGCGAAGGTACTTACTTCGATCTTGTCCAGCCATACCAGCACCACACTCGTCACCCCGACACTGGTATTAACGTCTTCTCTTTCGCTCTCCGCCCTGAGGAGCACCAGCCATCTGGAACTTGCAATTTCTCCAGAATCGACAACGCTACTCTTCAGCTCGTCGTCTCTGCTGCCGCCATTGGTGGTGTCCAGACCGCTAAGGTCCGTGTCTACGCCACTAACTACAATGTACTCCGCATTATGAGTGGTATGGGTGGTCTTGCATACTCCAACTAAGTTTTTAACTATAATATTTCATTTTATGTATTATTTAATAATATATAAAATTTAAAAACTCAATTATATATTTTTTTCATTACTATTAACGCTATTAGATTCAGTAATATACTTGAATTTGTCAACAAAAAAGGTAAATTTTCAATACCTGATAAATAACAATTCATACCTGCACATATTGCACCAGAAATAGCAGCCACAACCTGTAATAATAAAGACCCCCAACTTAAAGTTTCACTAGATTTACTTTTAAATACCTTATAACTTTCATATGTAAACCCCAAAATAACAAAAACCGCACTAGTCATACCAAAAACTAATGAAATGATTACCAAATAATTCATATTACATATCAAAACAATTAGTATTTAATTAATTTTAATATATCAATTATATATATTATGAATGATATATTACTATTCGCATTAAATGGTGGAGGATGGGCATTTAAACCTATTTTAGAAAAAATATCAGTCGATAAAATTGGTCACTATTATTTTTCTTTTTTTAGATATTTAATTAGTGGAATTATTGCAATTCCTTTTTTAATTCAACATTACTATTTCAATGGATTTCCAAAAGTATACAAAAATAATGGAAAACTTTTTTTCAAAGATGTTGTTATTTGGGGTACTATAGTTAGTGTAGTTGCTATTGCAGCAATTATGGCCAATTATTATTTACTTGAAAAATACAATTCTTCTTTTGTAACCCCTATTGCTGAAGGAGTTCTTCTTATTTTTAATGTTATCTTTTCTGTTCTTTTCTTAGGAGAGAAAATTACACAAAATTCTATTATTGGCGTAATTGCTATTGTATTTGGTGTTTATCTTATTTATAGTGACAACCTTAAAATTAAATTATTTTAATACTTAATCGTAATATTTAAACCATAACATATATCAAACATGTTTAAATAAACACTTACAAAAATAATTATTATGAAGAGATTTTTTGATAGTTCTATATGCAAAAATAATATTAATTATTGGATGTCACTTCTTTACATTATTGTTGCAAATATAATGATTTATTATGCTATTGTAGAAAATGTGTTTCAAATAAATTTTGGTAAAGAAAAATCCACATTAACATTTATTTTATATATGTTTGGAGAATTTTTAACACTAGTTCTAGCACGATGTATATGTATAAGTGGTGAAAAACCTAGAGATAACACATTATTGTATAATTAAATAAATTTAAATAAATCAATAGATATAATTTATGACTCCTCAGCAAAGATTAAAAATATGTATTTTTGGACAATTACTACTACTTATAAGTGTTGTTATACCTACTGTTTTATTAGCAAATAATAAGAGTACATATTACAGATTTGGACCTCAAGAAGATTTAATAATTATATCTATTCAAATTAATACTTGGAGTAGATACGCAATTTTACTTGTATATATATTAGCCATTAGAATGTGTAAAGTATTTATTAATGAACTAGGAATGCCTATATTAAGTTTTAATATTTATAATCCAGATAAAAAAGAGATTGAAGGATTCACTAGAGGGGAACTACAGGTACAAGCAAATATTATGTATATGCTAAATGCTATAAGAACAGCATTAACATTGCAATTAGTAATTATTCAAATAGATATTGCAATTGTTTCTGCTATATTTTCAGAAATAGCATCTATACCTACTATTTATTTGTTGTTAAAAGAAAAAAAATTTATAAAAGATAAAAAATATACAGAAAATAATGACGCAGAAAATAATGACTCTTATGAAGAATTAGTGGATCAAGCAGAGTAATTACATGATAAAATTGAAAAAAATTTATATGTTAAATGAAAAGTATTTAACATATACAATGAACCCAAAACAGATATTTTGCCCAATACACGGTATCATAGGCATTACACCTCTAATGAAAAAAATTATTGATACTCCAGAATTTAAAAGGCTACATGGTTTGCGTCAACTAGGTGCTGCTTATTTAGTTTATCCTAGTGCAAATCATACCCGTTTTGAGCATTCAATTGGTGTTGCGCATTTAGCTGGAATTATGATAAAACACTTACAACAAAATCAACCAGAACTTGAAATTACGGATAGATTAGTTGAATTAGTACAAATTGCAGGTCTTGTTCATGATATAGGTCATGGTCCATTCAGTCATATGTACGATGAAATAATGGAACAATTTGGTTTACCTGAACATGAAGAACGTGGTATTAAGATTTTTAAAAGTATGATTGACAAGTATAATATTGCTCTTTCTATAGAAGAAATCGATATTATTATTAATATGATAAATCCTGAAGGTGAAAAAAAATATAATTATCTTTATCAAATTGTTGCAAATAAAGTTTGTTCAGTGGATGTTGACAAAATGGATTATCTACAGAGAGATAGTTATCATCTAGGATTCAGTAAAAATATTAATTATGATAGACTTTTGACTATGTGTAGAGTTGTCCAACTTAACGGTAAAATGCAACTAGCATGGCCTGAAAAAGTCCAACATGATATTCTTATGTTGTTTGAAACTAGATATCGTTTACACAAAACAGTATATTATCATCATGCCGTGAAAAGTTGTGAATTTATCATTAAAAATATTCTTACTACAATTATAGATAATTCTGAAGATAAAAATTGTTTACAAATGAGCAGTGATATGATTATTTATATGCATTCTAATGAAAATCTTAATAGTCTTAGAGAACAATTAGATATGAGGTTGTTTCCAAAACTAGTTGGAGAGAAAGTTGTATTTCACACAGATAATTCTGATAGTCTAGAAAATATTGAAAATATCGAAACAAAAATTAAATCAGTTGTTAAAAATCTTGAAGATAAAAACATTAAAAATACAGGATTAAATAAATTTACAATTGGATTTATTAGTGGTAATGGAAATAATCCATTAAAAAATGTAATATATTTCAATAACAAAAATATATTACATGGTTTTACTTTGGAACATTACAATAGTTTTATGGAACCTAAAAATTTCAAAGAATATATTTATAGAATATATGCTTATGATAAAAAATATATTGAATACGCAGAAAATATTTGGAATACTTTTATTCATTAAAAAAAGATAAAAACTCGTTAAAAGAAATTTTATTATCACCGTTTACATCTAATTGGTAGATTGCAACTTCTAGTTCTTTTTTTGTAAAATATTCTCCTAACTTCTTTGCTAACAAACTAAACTCTTTTTTTGATAATAAATCATCATTATTTTTATCAAAAGTTAAAAAAATTTGTTTTAAAGCCGTAATTTGATTTGAATTCATTATAATTATTTATATGTTATTTTTTTTATATAGTTAAAATACAAATATAATGTTTGAACATCCAAAAAAAGTTTGTTTAACTTATTATTCTCATATGAAGTTTTCTATGTTTTTAAGTTTAGAATTTGCAAAGGCATCTTTTTTTGCTTTTGTACATGGAATATATCCTGATGCATACGTAACACATAGTAGTGATACTATTAAAAACCTCCAAAATGAGATGGAAAAAATAGGATGTAGAAAAATTGATTTAGAAAAAAATAAAGAAGAATAAGTATAAAAAATAATATGCTAAGATTTTTCAAAAAATCAAGTAAATCCACACCACTGGGTAGATGGGGAGCCATCGTTTCAGATAACCTTAAAAATGATTTTACACGAGAAAAGTCCATTGATTTTAATAGCAACTGGTCTAATCATGACCACTGTGGAGCAGAATCATGTCAAATTGTTATTCAAAATAAAGATGAAAAAGAAACTAATGAAACAACAAATGAAATTAAAAAAGCAACAAAAAACGCAACAAATGATAAAAAAACACCTCAAATGAACAGTAGTGATTATTATTATAATCAAGAAATTATGGAGTTTTATCCTTACTTACTTTAAAAAAAATAAAATAATAAAAAAATAAAATTTATATAATTATTATTTTTTTTATTTTATAATTATATATGAAAAATATTTGTGCATCTTGCCATGGAGTTGATGTTAAAAATATAATAAAAACAGATAATCAAAAATTACCTGAATGGTTACAAAAAACTGATTATGTTAGTAATTTTATTGAAAATGCAAAAATAAAAGCATATAAACAACAAAAAACAAATATGAAACTAATATTAAATGCTGGAGAGAAAAATAAAAACAAATTTATTTTGTATTGGGGTGCTGAACCACAAAAAGATATTTTAATAAAAGATGCAAAAAAAGCATATAAAAATTTTAAAAATTATGGAGTTACAAAAGTAAATCAAAAAGGCCATGTAACACTTTATTTTAATTGCCCACAACCTTATAGTACTATTGAAAAAAGTAAAACTAAACGAGAAACTTTTTATAGACATATACATTTTTGTTTTTCAAACAATCAACATGCAAAATGGTTACCTACTGTATATACAAAAGTTATTGTTTGTAACTTATCATTGCAACAAACAAAACAAATACATAAAGCCGGAGATGCCGTATTGCTTAATACATTACCATATGAATATTATGCAAAAAGTCATATACCAAATTCATTTAATTTGCCATATAAACAAATAAAAAAAATGTCACAAAATGAGTTGTTTAGTTGGTTTAAAGATGTTATTTCAATAAATTATCCAAAAATAAATAAACTTATCAAATCAAAAAAATTAGAATTATATGAAGTACCTATAATAGTTTATTGTGCGCATAATAAATGTACTACAAGTGAAATTTCTGCTATTGAATTATTAAAGAAAGGATTCGTTAATTTAATGGATTTTAAAGGTGGTATGAAAGAGTATTTAAAATCCAAATAAACGATTCATATTTATAACTTCTGGTTTATTTTCTTCCTCCATAAATAACTTATCAATCAACGAATTATCTCTAAGACGAATTGTATAATCAGACTGACTTTTTTTTCTTCCAATTCTACCAAATGCTTGAATCATTTTTTCTTGTGTCATATTTTCTAAATCTTTACTTAAATAACCATGACAAAACTGATAATTTGTACCATAAATATAATCAGAAGATGCAATAATAACATAAAGTTTTTGTTGCGTTGCCAAACTTTTCATAATATCTAAGTATTCTTTATTCATATCTTTCATAAAAACTCCTATTCCCATTAAAAGAAGAATTTTGTATGCTTTATCAATATCATCTAAATACATTATTTCAGTTACAATATCATCGTCTATATCACTTGTAAAAGAAGCCTCGGTATTTTTATCATTAGCCCATAATTTTATATGTTGTTTGCTATTAGGTAGATATTTTGGACTCAATTCTATTGTTTTTATTTTGCTTTTTAAAGTTTTTACTGTTTTTCTATATAATTCTTGTTGTTTATATTTATCACTATTTTGATTTTTTGAATGATCTTTATCTAATTGTTCACTTCCCAATTTATCTAATCTCTGCTGCTCTTCTTTCTCAACTTTATCTAATTGTCTTGTATATACTTCATTTTCTTTTATAGTTTTTAATATATTATCTAATTCGCTCTCTGGAATATTAGATACTTTTAAGTAAAATAATCCTAACTTTTTAACATTGTCTGAAATAAATATAGTAGGTCCATCTGTTAATGTATGAGAATCATTTGTTGTTAATTTAATAAATGATTTATTTTTATTATTATATTTTTCTTTAAAATATTGATATACCTGATCATAATTATTTCTCAATAATGATAATATATCTAAGTAATAGAGTTTTAAAGACATAATAGTAATATCACTAATATTTTCAAAATTATTATCTATATTAAATTGTTCAGGGATAAGATTTTCTTTATTTACATAATAAATTAAGTCTACCATTTTTTTTACATCAAGATGGCGTAAAATAGTCAAATTATTTTTTATATGATTAACACATTTTCGTAAGTCTTTACTATTATTATAGTATAAATGAGGCATAATTATACTACCATCTTTGTCGTAAATTGGAATAGACTTTTTACATTCATAACTTTTGATTTGATAAATATTGCTATTTTTAAATTTTTCACAAAAATATCTACTCATAGAAGAAACTTCATCTTTATCAGGTAATGTAGCAGAAGAAAGAACAACATTTGGTATGTTATTTTGTTTCCAATTTCTTTCTAATATTTCATGGAATTCATGTTCTTCATAATCCAATGTAATAGTTGGTTCATCCCAATACCAAACAATATCTTCTTCATTGTTAAATGCACACATATAATTCATTGCTGGTAAATAAGATTGAATATCAGTGATAATAACTTGTACTTTATCTCCTACTGAATTATCTACTCTAAAAATTCCACCAGTACGCCTATTTTTTATGTAATCTTTTGCTGCAAAATAATGTAACCTAATATCACCAGCATCTTCACATCCAAATGCAATTGCTATTGGAATTTCCATAGATATACATGATTTTGCTAATTGAAGACCAATATGTTTTGCAGCACATGTAAATATAACTTTTTTATTACTTGCTATACCAATAGGAGAAATTGTTTTTCCTGTACCCGTTGGGGCTTGATAATAAATAAGTTTGGCAAATTGTCTTTTTAAAACTGTAAATAAATCTTTTTGATGCTGATATAATTCTATATCCTTATACTTAAATATAATCTTATTTTTTTCAATATAATTATATGCAGTTTTAACTAATTTTGTTTTATTAATATTATCCTTAAAATTTTCAATTATAAAATAAACAAAATTCTTAATATATTTGTTAATATAACTAATATTATTTTTCATAATATCACAAATAGAATAATAATACATTGAACAAAAATTTTTTTTCAAAAATTTATTAATTATATCAAGTAAAATAAATTCAATTATTTCATTTTTTATTGATTCTATTTTTTTAGAACTGTTTTTAATTCTAATTAAATTTGCTGTTGTAAGTTTTTTTGTCATTTTTTTATTTTTTTTAATTTTCCAATCCAATGAAAATTTTTTTATAATTTTTTTAATCTTTTCTTGAAAATACATTTCATATAAATAATAATGAAAATGTTCATCGTTGGTGCCTATTTTTAAGTAAAGCATTAAACTATTTGTTTCATTTCTTGTAAATTTTATATTATTAAAACCATTATAAATAAGTTCTAAAATCTTTTGTTCATTTTTATTTACAGGAACTTCTAAAAATTCCCATTCCTTTTTGGTAAGTTTTTGTTGTGCAAGGTCCATGTTTAGTATAGTAATTTGTCTTTAATTAAGTAAATTATTTTCAATTTTATATTAATCTATATCATTTGTAAGTAAATAACTATTAAATACAGATTTTCCTTTATATTTTAAATGATCTCGTTCTATTTTTGTTGTAGGAAAATCTTCAAATCCATATATGTCTTGTAATAGTAACCATTCAAATAATCCCCCTGGATAAATATAAACATTAATAAATCCTAATCCTAATAATTGGTCATATTTTTTCATTAAATTAGGTGCATTTGCATTTTTATCATAAATAACAATATTTACATCTATTTTATTATTCATAAAATGATTTATTAATTTTTCTTCATCATTGATAGAAACTGTATTTTTAATTAATACATCTTGAGAATTTTTAGTTAATGTATTTATTAACAAATATTCATTATTTTTATTTAATAGATATTGTATATCTTCAAAAGTTACTTTTTTTACTGATTGTTGAGCACCCATTAGATAAATATGATACAATAAATATAATATTTATCTTTATTTTAAAATAAAATTAAATTAACTTCTTGATGCCCTTCTAATAAATGTCCAATATGGAAAATTTTCATGCATATAAGCATTTTTAGTTAAAACTCTATCATTGCCACTTTTATAAAATGTACCTTTTTTATTGGCTTGATTTAAATTAGATTCTGTTTCTATAATTCTATCAAAATTCGAACCATTTAAAAATTTCAACATATCAGTACCATCTAATATAGAATCTTTAGGGTCATAACAAAAATCACGCCCCCATTTAATAGCACCAGTATTTCTAACACCTGGTATTTTAGTTTTATCATGTGCACATTTTAATCCAGAGGCACAATCTCTATCACTATCACAATCTCCTTCCCCCTTTTGTAATCCACCTCTACCCCTTGCTTGTGTAGGACTCCAACCAAACCATCTAGCATTTACTCTACTAGCACTTGTTTGAACAGATGGTGATTTTGACATCAAAGATTTAAAATCAGACCATCGAGAATTCCAAATAGATTTATTCATTTTAACGAACTGCCAAAAGGGAAAATACTTCTTTTCATACATTTGTTTAGATAATTCATAATTTCCAACCCAATGTATTCCTTTCTTAACACCTGATTTTGATTGAGAAGAATTTTCAAGAGGAAGTATTGATTTAAAACCACCTCCTCCATTTCCTACAAAACTTAAATTACCAGTACCTTCAAGTTTAATATATTCGGTAGAAATCATCATATTAACAAATTGTTTCCAACAAGGTTTTTCCCACGGTATTTGTGGGAATTCACCTCTTACAAGCATATTATTATGCATATATCTATCAAAATTGGCTTTAGGATTAACACTATCTCTAATATTTTGACGTTTATACGATAATAAAGAACGAAAAAATTGTCCTATACTCCAACCTCCCCCTTGTCCTTTTTTCCAACTCTCACCTACCCAACCATTAGGCCATGAATTTACATTATCAGGTTCTAATTTACCTTTTGGATTAAGACCTGCTTGTCTGTAAACTTTTTTTGAACATTCCAGTGGTCTAGGTTTAAATCTATCTTCACATGGGTCAACATTTCTTCCAAAACATTTCTTATTGGCTATATTAGCATCAGTATAACTGGCTGATTCTTGAGCAGTTTTTGAAAAACCTTTCATATTTCTCACAGCATCACCATAAGAATGACTGTTCCACCAATTATAATCTTGCTGGTCAGTTACTCTTTGATTTAATTCACCACTGCAACCACTTTTCTTCCATAAACTGTCCAAACATACGGATGTATGTGGACCAGTAAACATATTTGGACCAACGCATGGAAACATTTGTTTAAATTTTTCACATAAATTAGGTTCTATCAAATCTCCTGGAAAATCTAATGTGTTTTCTCCACCTCCACAAGCACAACATGCTTTATTACCAGTTAAACCCTGATAGGCATATCCATTTCCATAATATTTACAATTATTTCCTTTAGAATATCTTTCGCAACTCCAATATTTACCATCTCTATCATGCCATTTTTTACTTGAACCAAATTGACTAGGTAATTTTGTTTTTAAATCAGTACATTTTTTAAATTCCGCAGTATCACCCAATATTTCACCCATTTTTGATTTCCAATCACATTTATCTTCAGAATATTTAGCAACCCATCCTTTACCACTAGGTGCTTTTTTTTTAGGAACACCTTTATTTGTTAAGGGACACCAGCCACATATAGACTTGTCCCCAGTAGCATCACCACAATCAGTCATAGTTGCACATAATGCTCGTTCTTTTTTCTTTTGACATTCTTTTGCTGCTCTAGGTCCGGGAGGAACCCATCCATTTTTGGGACATACATCAGCCTTGGGTCCATTAGCATCTCCATACTGTATTTTATCAGTGTGCCAACAATAACCACAGTCATTTTCGGCAATTAAACTACAATCTTTATTTTTATCAATAATTCTACACTTCTCTATTTTTTTAGATATTTCACTTGTAACTACATTTGCAGATGGATTTGTATCAACTAATTTTGTTTTATCTAAACTTAAATCAACAAATTTAACATCATCATTTCCCCCAGGAACAGTTTGAGGAAATTTTCTATTATCATAATATTTATCTTGATTAATTAAATTGTTTTTTTGTTCATTAAAAGTTAATCCCTCTTTTTTGGGAACTTTATAAAAATAATTAATGTATATTAGTATTGATGCGCAAAATAAAACTATTGCTAAAAAGATATATTTCATAATATAAATAGTCTATAAAATAAATTTATAGATTATTTTATTAAAAATAAAATTTATAAAGGTTTACAATGCTCCCATCTTTTTCGTCTATCAGTTGTATAACACCATATGCCACCAGATTCACCATCAGGGTTTCTACAATAATTATGATTACCCAATCCTTTACCTCTATATTTCCAAGGTGTTCTACTATGGCGGTGTGGCCACTGAACAGTCCATTTTTGACATTTCCTTCCCGAGACAGTTTTATTTGCACATCCTCTATAACCGTTTTGTCTCCATCCTCTTATTCTTTCATCACATTTTTTTCCGCCAATTCCTTTTGCCCAATAACCATGACTTCCATAACCAAATCCATTGCGTCCTTCTTGTGATGCTTTACAACTGTATTTTAAACATCCTGAACCTCTACTAGAATCACTATTTTTACCTTTTGTCCAACTAAAACCATCACATTTTTTATTATCGGAACATTTTTCTTTGAATTGTTTTAATGTACCTCTTCCACACGAAACATTATTGCAATTGGGCCATCTACTATACCATCTTAAGTGGAAAGGGCTAACAACTTGTTTTTTAGGAACATAATATTTATTGCGCCATGCAGAATATCCAGAATTCATATTTCCTCCAAGTATTTGGTCTTTATCATAACCTTTTGTATTCCAACAATTACCTCTACCCCCACTGTTAACACTACGGGGATATACAGAAAATTTACAATGAGGTTTAGATTGACATGCATTTTGACATTGTATGGCAGTCATAGAATGACTTACTAAATCATATTTTCTATTTGGATTTAATGAAAACCCTTCACTAACTTTTCTAAATAAACTAAAATAATCTAAATCACCAAATAATCCTAATAAAATAGATACAGATGCTAATAATAAACCATTCATTAATGTTTCTTCTATAGACCCAGTGTTTACATATGTATACAATATTACACTTAAAATCAATAAAACTAAAAATGCATATGGTAATTGGCCTACCGCATAAATAAACCCACCTGTTATTGCTGTTGCTAGAACAACCTTGTATGAAGATTCATTATTGTAATAACCTGTTAAAATCATAAGTCCTAAAAATAAACTTCCTATTACTAATTTAAATACAGTAATTGTATCCATTATATTAATATGTTATTTTTTTTCAAAATAAGATATTAATATTTTTATTATTTTTATAAAATTTATATTGTCTATTACCAGTCCTCTTTGAGTCCACTGTGTACTTCTGCTACTTTTCTTCAGATTTATATGTAATTTGTCACCACGAACAACATCCACTATTATGTCTTTTACACGATGAATAATTTACAAAATATTGTTTTCCCATATCATATAACTTTCTTAGACTTTAGGTATGCAATAATCCCAATAAGGTTTTGGAGTCCCGGCACATCCTGGTACTTTACCTGTTCTACCTCTTTGGTGACACTTAAGTCCATTTTGACAATCTCTGTCACTATCACAATCCCCTTCACACATACCTAATTTAGGATTATTTCTTCCACGTACACTAACATTTTTAATAAATTTCTCTTTAGGAATGCAATAATCATATCCTTTTACAGCACGACCTTCACAGCCTGGAACTTTTTCATTACCATTTCTTTGAAAACATTTTAATCCATCTGCACAGTCACTATCTCTATCACAATCTGCTTCACATTCTTTTAATTTTCTACCTTTAGGAGGTGTCCATGAATTTTTACCTGCTACGATTTTTAATTTATTGTTATCATAAAATCCTGAATTTGGCTGTGTTGTAAAATTTGGACTTGAACAAGGTTTAGTATTACAAACTTTTGTGTTTTTAAGAGGAGGACATTTTCTTCCTCCAAACTTTGCAGGATATTTAACATTTCTCGTTCTAGTTTTTACACCGCCACCGCATGTTTTACTACATCCACTCCATGAACCCCATGGGCCAACAATACAATCACGAGGTCTAGGGAATCTATACATTAAATCATTTACTGTCATTTTACATGTCATCTTACATTCAGATTTATTATTAGAACAACTTTTTTGATTATTTAATTTAACCCTAGGATATTTAGTTTTAACTTTTCTTTCGGTTGGGTTAATTTCAGGCCATCCAAAAATCTTTTTTTGTTCTTCAATACTCATACCATTGCGATTTAGTGTTGTTACATTTGTAGATTTTGTCCACATAATATGACAATCATTTCCTGTTATATACATAACAACACCTTCATATCTATAACCGTCTACTCTAATATTGACATCATCTCCAAATTTGATTGGTTCAGGCTTGGGAGGTTTTTCTCCTAACATAAACATAGAACAATCATAACGCTTTTGGAATGTATCTGCCATTTTAATATTTTCCATAATTTTTTCAAGATTTTCTTTATATTTTTTTGTATCAGTGGAACCACCAAATATAGTAGAAAATAAACTCCAACTATTGGCGGCTAATTCATTTACTTTTTTAACATGAGATTTAGCACCGGTCCAATTATTTTTACCAGACATCATTTTTAATCCTTGTCCTTTTTCAACTCCTCCTGCATCTAAAAATATTTTTCGTAAACAAACTAAATGAGGAATTCCTTGTTGATTATATTTCATATCACATGGGTCAATATTATCATTATTACCATAACATATATCACTATTATCAACTGCTGTATAATAATTTAAACTACGTGTTTTATTATTAGTATCTTTCATGATACTACCTGCCTCTTTGTAAGACATTTTAATAGCATTTCCTAATTCATTTGGACTTTTACCATATGGTTTTGAATCAGAACAATTAGAATTTTTCCATAATTTTTTAACACAGTCTTCTGAATGAGGACCTGATAAGTAATAGGGTGTTATGCATGGGTGGTCTTTAGCAAACTGTTTACACTGTGAACCAGGAATTAATCCAAACCCACTACCACCGCATACATCATCTTTATATTTTGGGAAATATTTATCTCCTACTTTCTCCATTACCATTGATGTTCCTGTTGTTGGACAAAATCCGCATAATTTTTCTGCTTCCCCGTATAAATCTCCACAACTTTTTACTTCAGAACAAATAGTTTTTTCACGTAACTCTTGACACTTACTTACTTCTGTTGTCCACATATTATTGGGACAAACATCAGTTTTAGGACCACGATTATCTCCGAAATCAAATTCTTTGGTAGTAGAACAGTAACCACAATTATTATTAGCCAAATCTTCACATTTTGTTAAAGCACGACAATTTGTTACTTTTCTATCTATTTCACTTCTTTCTAGACCAATTGAGGGGGTATATTTTTTAAGATTTTTTTGTTTATCTAATTTCATCCAATCATTTACGCCGGGTTTTGTTACTAAAAGTCCAGCGCCAGGCCCTTGACTTCTTACGTCATAATATTTATCTTGTTTATTTAAAAAATTCCTTTGTTTATCTACCTGTATTTCACTTACAGTACCAACAAAGGGTTCTTCATTTTTTTTTATATAATAAATTTGAAAAAATAAAACACATATTATTATTAACCCTAAAATTAGCAATATCATAATATATATATAAAATATAAATATATTATTAATTATTTAAAATCAACTATAATTTCTACAGTTTCTTTTTTAATACTTTTTGATGCACTCACAGATAATTCTTCACGTTTTTTTCTAGTTTTAATATTATCTTTATTAATTTTTTTCTTTTTAGATGTTGAATTTCTTTTTTGTTGGTCATTATTGATATTGTCAAAATTTTTTTCAATATAATCTAAAATTTTATTTTCAAGAGCCCATCTAAAAAAATTCAACTGGCCAATAGTTGTTTGAATTTCCGTATTATCATTATAAGGTATATTAATACGCTCCCATCTACAAAATGGATCAAATCTTCTTTTTGAATACGCTTTTAATTTTAACTTATAATCTATATAAACTTTAAATCTTCTTTCATCACCATTTTTCTTTTTAATAATATAAACTGTATAATATTTTTTTGAATAATTTGTCGCAAACCAATCAATTAATCTTAAAGACAATTTAGATTGTCCATTTATGATTGGTAAAATTTTTTCCATATTATTATTTTCACTATAAAACTTCATTAAATTATTTAATAATAAACTATTTTGTGTAGGTAATCCAATTGTAGTTGAATACATATAATTATTTATTATGTGGCATCTTTAAATACTTATTACCCTTATTTTCAATATTACTGTCTTTAGGTCGCAAATACATATCTTGATTCAAAATATCATCTAAATAATTATTTTCGACCATAAATGGATTAACAACTCCATTGGATAATTTATCTCTATCTCTAATTCTATCACTACATATTTCTTTTTTATTTTTAAAGTTATCTTCATGTTTAATTACTATTTCTTGTTCAATATTTTCACCTGGAGAGATTTCTTTTTTTCTTGAACTTTTTTCAGATTTCTCTCCGTTACACCATTTATAAAAAGTATATCTAGATTCAAATCTAACTTTTTTTTCTTTATTTTCCATTTATATGATTATGACATAATAATAATATAAATTAACGCTATAACAAAAATATATTTTTGTTTGCTTCTTTTAATTTTTTATCAGTAAGTTCAGAAATATTTAGTTTACATTTTTTTTTTTATGTTTTCATTTTTAACATTTTTTTTAATTTTTTTATTAATTTTATTTTTTTTAAATAATTGAGTAGAATTCTTTTGAGTTGTTCTAGCAACAAACGTCCTAAACATTTATATTTATATTATATAAATTGATTTTAATTTATATTAATTAATATAATTTAAGTATATAATTATATAATATGAAATTAGCATTTACAATGAAATTTAATCCTAATATTCATGGAATATATCCGTATGAAGAAAAATATTTAAAATATATGCGTTATAAATATTTTGTAATGGAAACAGTAGACCTTTGGTCTGAAAATGAAACAATTACAAATATAATAGATTGGTATAACCAACAATATATTTTTGATTTAAAATTATCATTAATAAAATCAGATTATAAATTTTTAGGTAGAGATTTTGCAATAATAAGTCATACACTAGAAAACTTTCAAAGAAAATATAAAAAATACTATAAAAATAAAATGGCATACTATAAAAACCCTAGAAATATTAGAAAACGTGAACTATTAGGATACTTCCCCAAATATAGAATTATTAATTAAAATCCCTTAACAACTCTTAATTGTTTTGTAAATTTAAATTTTTTATCATCTATTCTTCCTCTCTTAACATTACATTTATAACAACAAATAACAATATTATCGTTTTCATGACCAATATTATTGCATATTCTATCTAGTGTCCATTGTTGTTTTTCTAATTTATTTTCATAATAAATTAGACAATCATTTCTACAATAATAACATTTTAATTTACTAATTACTAGTTTTTCAAGACACTGTTCATATGAAATAAATTTTTGATTATTAAATTTATTTTTTTTAATATCTTGATTTTTATAACTTGATAATTTTCTCTCCACTTCACCTTTCATAAACTTAACGCCATTATAATGTTCTTCAAGATATAATCTATTTAATAATTCTATTTGAGTTTTATTTTTTAATTCTGATTCTATATTTTTTTCTTTAAAATCTATAATTTTTTTCCTTTTAGTTTCTTTATTTTCATTACTAAATCCATCCACATTACGCTTACCTACTATTTTTATAGTTTTCATTTTATTATATTTTATTTATAATAAAAAAAATAGATATAAACTCTCTATTATATATATATATATATGGAAGATGAATGTATGGAACTTAAGAACATAAAATATCAAACTATGCTTTTAAATAATAATTCAAAAATATTTGAATCCATACCTAATATAACAAATATTGAAAAATTTCTTACAAAAGATAAAGAAGTAAATAAAAATAAACCATGGAGTAAATTAAATAAAGGTACAAAAATAAAATTACTTACAAACTTTGCAAATGATTATCAAGAAAAAAATGAAATTAATGACAAAGAAAAAAAACAATTAATCCAATATTTAAAACAATGTTTGGAGAGAAAAAAATTAAATAAAAAACAAGATTTAGTTTATGATACAGAAAATTTTAAAATTATTTCAATTATTAATTTAATATATAATAAAACAAAAAATAGATTTACGTTAAAAAAACAAGATAAACGTATTAGTTCTTTAAAATCTCTTGCTCCGAAAAATAAAACAAAACGTGTAAAACATTCTAAAGAAAGAGCAAAAAAAAGTAGCAAAGATAAAAAAAAGGTAAAAAATATTAAGGAAACAAAGGCATCAAAAACAAAGGCATCAAAAACAAAGGCATCAAAAACAAAGGAATCAAAAACAAAGGCA